GGCAGATAATCTTGGACAATATACCTTTTCGCAATCGATCACTAATGCCGACATACTCGAGGCTAATGTCATCCCATCCGGAGTTGCTGCCCTTTCTGGCGGATCAACTTATGTTGGAAACGCGGCTGTTCAGTCAGCCGTCTATACAGTTTCAGTCGAAGTTTTTCAAGCAAGACTTGCCGGCGGAGGACAAATCGAAGGAGTAGATTTTACTGCAACTCCATTCAGGATGGGCAGATCGCTTTTCAATAAATGCGTAGGTTTGTTGGGCTCATACATGGACACCGAAAGCATGTGTCAATAAATGCCTAACCAAACTATTCTTGAGCAAGTTCGGACACCTTTAGCAACCGCACTATCAAGCGTTGCAGGAAATGTCTATGCCTTCGTTCCAGAGTCTATAATTCCCCCAGCAATTGTTTGTGTTCCAGATTCGCCGTATCTTGAATTTGACACAATAAGCAAATCAAACATTCGCGCTAAAATTAATATGACCATTACAGTTGCAGTTGCATATAACAGCAATCCAGCATCACTCGATAATATCGAGCAATTAATCATAAGCGTTCTGGCAGTAATTCCAAATGGATATATTGTCAGTTCGGTCGATAGACCGACAGTTACACAAGTTGGAGCAAGCACGCTGCTTATCGCAGATGTCAGAGTCAGCACCTACTACACACGAACAATCTAAGGAGAATCATGGCAACCCAAGTAATCACCGGTCGCGATGTTTCGCTGTCTTTTTCAGGTTCACTCGGAACAGACATCGATGCGCAAGCACTTTCAGCGACTTTAACAAAAACAATAGATCGCCAAACTTATCAGACACTCGATGGCGAGGCTTACAAGACAACCAATGTTGAAGCAGAATTCACAATGGAACTTTTAGCAGACTGGGGCAAGACAAATTCAGTTTGTGAGGCTCTATGGAATGCAGCAGACAGCGCACCAGATACAACTTTCACAGTTACGATGACAGTAACATCTGGACATACTTTCGCATTTGATTGCTTACCAGCATATCCAGCACCAGTTGGCGGAACAGCACCAGATGCACAAACCACAACATTTACTTTCAAAGTATCTAAGGGTGCAGTAACAGAATCACTATAATAAAAAAACGGGAGCAAAATGAAACTACCAATCACAATTGAATATAACTCAGGCGAGCAAGTTACTTATGTAGCCCAACCGCCTGAGTGGGCAAAATGGGAAAAGCAGACAGGACACACTATTGGTCAGGCATCCGAAAAGTTGGGCGTTTGGGATCTTATGTTTTTGGCTTATCATGCTCATAAGCGTGAAGTTGCCGGAAGCAAACCAATCAAACCAATGGATTCTTGGATGGAAACTATAAGTGATGTCATTGTTGGTGATGCAGACCCAAAAGCCACCCAGCAGGAAGCCTAAGTAGATTATTGGTTGAGTTGGCAATAGCCACACATATACCAATGAGCGAATGGGTCGAAGCAGAGGACATTTACACAGCGATCGAGATATTGGAGAAACGGAATGGCAACTAGCACCGAACCTCTAATAGTCTATGACAAAAAAGAACTTGCTTCATTTGCCAGAGTAATCAGAAGCATGAGCGAAATTGCTGTCGATGAAACAAAACGCAGAGTTGGCGAATTAGCACAAAGAGAATTAAATGAGATTCGCAATGTTGCTAAATCAAGAGGCAAGGTTGCTGATCGAGTTGCTCAAGGCGGTAAAGTAAAGAAATCCTCATTGCTTGGCGAGATCTCATTTGGATTTGCTTCACAAAGATTCTCAGGCGGTGCAACAACTCAGTTCAACACTCGCAATGATCCTAAAGGTAATCGCAAAGGTATTGGAGCAGCATCGGAATTTGGTTCAGGTAAATACCCACAATTTCCAAGATGGTCAGGGCCAATGCCTAAAGGGCCGGGGTCAAGAGGTTGGTTTATTTATCCAACTATTAGACATTTGCAACCTACAATTATTAAAGAATTTGAAGAAATCATTTTGGATATAAAGAAGGAATTCTCTGATGGCAAGTAATAGTAGAACATTAACTCTTGCCTTAGCGGCTGACATTGATGGCTTAAAAAAAGGTTTAGATGATGCTAATAAGGTAGTCAATAAATCAGCAGATCAAATATCTGACTTTGGCAAGAAAGCAGCATTGGCATTTGCAGCCGTTGGGGCAGCAGCCACAGCATTTGCGGTATCAGCGGTAAAAGCAGCATCAGAGGACGAAAAGGCTCGCAAGTCTTTAGAGCAGACAATTCGAGCCAATACAAAGGCAACCGACGATCAGATTAAATCAATTGATACTTACATTACAAAACAATCCATTGCTACTGCTACAACCGATGATATTTTAAGACCGGCATTTGCGCGATTGATTCGATCAACAAATGATGTGGCTAAGGCTCAAGATTTATTATCTTTATCTCAAGAAATTGCAACTGCTACTGGTAAGCCACTTGAAGTAATTACAAACGCTTTGGGTAAAAGTTTTGATGGACAAAATACAGCACTTGGCAAACTTGGCTTAGGTATTGATGCCACTACCCTCAAGACTAAATCTCATGAAGAAATCATGCAGATGCTTAAGGGAACATATAAAGGCTTTATTGATAATGAGGCAACAAACGCTGAATTTAAGATGAGGCAATTAGAGATTGCATTTTCTGAAACAAAGGAACAAATTGGAACAGCCTTATTGCCAATAATGAAACAATTTGCAGATTACTTGCTTGCTGTGGTTGTACCAAATGTTCAGGCTTTGGCTGCTGGATTAACTGGACAAAATGGCGTTACTGCCGGTATCACAGATGCAACTCGAGGGGCTTATCAATTTGGGCAACAACTAAAAACAACAATTGGCTTTTTGATAAGTATAAAAGAGGAATTATTAATTTTGGCTGGCATTCTAGCAACTGTTTTTGTTGTTAATAAAATTGTTGCTTTCGTTGCAGCCATTGGAACAATTGTTACAGCCATGAACACTTTGAGAAATGCCGCTGCTGCTGCCGGTGTGGCTACTGCTTTTGCAACAGGTGGAGCATCTGTTGGAACTGCTGCTGCTGCTTTGGCGGCCGGTGCTGCAACCTATGGATTAACCCAAATTGCTCCAAGCGGTAATGTGCCAAAACTTTCAACATCAACAGGAACTCCATTTGGTCAAGCCGGTGGTAATACTTATAACATTTCAGTTCAGTCAGTTGATAGTGAAGGTGCTGCAAGAGCCGTTGCAAAAGTATTAAACGACAGCGCATCAAGATCAGTTCCACAGTTGTTTAACAATGGCATCAAGGGCGGATAATGACTGCTTGGACACCGGATTGGAAACTTACTGTTGCAGGTGTTGATTACACAGATCTAACAATCAGCGACATAATTCATCAAGCAGGTCGGGATGATATTTACTCCCAACCAAACCCATCTTATTTACAATGCACAATTGTGGCTTTGGCTGGACAAACAATTGATTTTGACATAAATGACAGTTTAAGCCTACAAGTTAAAAACAGCGCGGGAACTTATGTAAATCTATTTGGTGGAGATATAACTGATATTATTGTTGAAGTAGGTAGAACAGGTTCGGTTGCAGCAGTTATTCAATACACCATTCTTGCAATGGGATCAATAGTCAAATTAGCAAAAGAGATTTGGGATGGAAACATTCCCCAAGATGAAGATGGCGACCAAATTTATGAAATTCTATCTAGCGTATTGCTTGGGGCTTGGGATGCTGTGCCAGCAGCATCTACTTGGGCAACTTATGATCCAACAGAAACTTGGGCAAATGCTGTCAATATAGGACTTGGCGAAGTTGATCGTCCGGGTCTATACACAATGCAACATCAACCAAGCACAGTAGATACCATTTACAACATTGTTTCAGATATTGCTAATAGTGCATTTGGATATATTTACGAAGATAATGCAGGAAATATCGGTTATGCGGATGCCGACCACCGCCAAACTTATTTGATAGCCAATGGGTATGTTGATTTGTCTGCTACTCATGCCATTGGTTCAGGATTACGGACAACCACAAAAGCAGCGGACATAAGAAACGATATTTACATCAATTACGGCAACAACTATAATGCTCAAAAAACTGCTACATCAGCAGCATCCATTGCCCTTTATGGATACAAAGCCGAAACCATTAACTCAAGAATTCATTCAGCGGTAGATGCTCAAGAGGTTGCTGATCGATACATTAGCCTTCGAGCCTTTCCACAACCAATTTTTGACAGCATAACTTTCCCAATTACCAATTCAGAAATTGACAATTCCGATCGAGATAATCTGCTCAATATATTCATGGGAATGCCATTAAACATTAGAGATTTGCCAGCACAGATAAGCAATGGCGAGTTTTCAGGGTATGTTGAAGGATGGCGTTGGAGCACTAGATTTAACGAGTTATTTCTGACCATAAATCTGTCGCCGGTCAGTTTTAGCCAAGTGGCAATGAGATGGAATTCTGTACCAATCGGCGAGGCTTGGAATACTTTAAGCAATACTTTGACATGGGAATACGCTACAATCGTAGCCTGATAATAGGAGAAAAATGGCAACTACTACAAACTATGGCTGGACAACGCCTGACGATACAGCGTTGGTCAAAGATGGTGCGGCTGCAATTCGCACACTTGGATCATCTGTCGATACAACAACCAAAAACTTAAACCCCTCAACAACTCTTGGCGATATTGAATATCGTTCATCAACTGCAAATGTAAATACAAGACTTGGAATTGGAACAACTGGTCAAGTTTTAACTGTTGCTGGCGGAGTTCCATCTTGGGCTTCAGGATCAACTGCTGCTTTAACAAAAATATCAACAACTGCAATTAGCGGTTCATCAGGTTCTATTTCAAATTGTTTTTCTGCCACCTATGATAATTACAAAATTGTATTAAGCGAGTGGACTAGTGCGGCAACTGAAGATGCCTTACTATATTTAAGAACTGGATCAACAAATACTACAAGTGGTTATGATAATCAGATGATTTTTTTTAATGGCAATACACTTTCATCAACAAATATAACACAGGCTTTATTTGAACCATATATGGTAAATGGTCAACAAAGTAGCGGCACAATTGATATACAAAGCCCATTTTTGACTAAAAACACTAGTGCGCAATGTTTTTGGAGTTCTTCAAATTTGAATAGATTATCACTATCATTCATTAACAATTCAACTAGTTATGAAAGTTTGGGTTGGTCAATTCCTTCAGGTGGAAGTGGCGTCCTTACTGTTTATGGATTGGAAAAATAATATGGAACAATTTCAAGATCACAATGTTTTGACTGATGAGGTTATTGTTAGGGATTTGACTAAAGCAGAATCAGCCGAAATCAACGCTCTTAAACAAAGACAAATTGCTAAAGATCAGGCTGTTCAGGCTAACGCTATTGCTAAAGCAGCATTACTTGAGCGACTTGGCATTACTGAGGATGAAGCAAAACTCCTTTTTGCGTAATGAAGCCATTTTTATCTAAAGCAGCCGTTCAATTGAGGGAACAAATTGATGATTGCTTTCCAGAGCGTTTGCGTAAATCTGATGGGTGGATTGGTGATGCTAGACATAGCACACGAAAGAGCGACCACAATCCAGATGCAACAGGATGCGTGCGAGCAATTGATATTGACGCTCGGCTTTCTGACGACAAAGGGCTTTCAGCATATTTGGCAGATCAAATTCGATCCTACGGGAAAACCAATGGTCGCATCAGTTATGTGATCCATCAAAGCCGTATTGCATCCCCATTACTAGGTTGGCGTTGGAGATCATATAAAGGCAATCCACATTTACACCATATACATGTTAGTTTCAAAAAGGATCAAGATAACAATTCAGAGTTCTTTAATATCCCACTACTAGGAGGCAAAGCATGAAACTATCCAATAAACACAAGGCTGCAATTAAGTCATATTTGAGAGCCGTTGCTGCTTCTGGCATAACTGTGCTTTTAGCCATTGTTGCCGACATCAGACCAGAATTTGCAATCTTGGCTGGAGCATTAGTTGCACCTATTGCCAAAGCATTAGATCCAAAATCCGGTACAGAGGCTGATTATGGAATCAATGCGAAATGACCGCAAACGAATGGGTTGGTATCGCCGTTGGCGTATGCGCCATATCAACAAGTTTGTTGCTGGGTCTGCGCTGGGTTATTAAATCCTACTTACAAGAATTAAAACCCAATTCTGGAAGTTCGATCAAAGACCAAATTACAAGATTAGAACAGCGTGTCGATGATCTGTTTGTTTTAATTTCTAAGCGATAATTTTATTTATGGCGAACACACGAAAACCTATCAAACGCAAAAAGATTAATCGTCGAGTCGTTCGCCAATCTCCTGAACCACTAACAAAGATAGATCAGCATTACACCGCATTGCACGAATGTTATAAAGCAGCCAGAAAAGCAGGATTTACACCTGAGCACGCTTTTTGGTTGATGACTGAACACAAGACTTTTCCCGATTGGATTGTGGGCGATGGTGGGATCATCCCCTCCATAGATCCAACTGATGATGAGGATGAAGATTAATTAAAGCCAATCGTAGGTATTTAATCACGCCAGACTTGCAAATTCCTCTGCATCACCCAAAAGCAGTATCTAATTTAATTAAAATGAGCAAGCACGAAAAGTTTGATTTTGTACTAAATGTTGGCGATGAACTAGATATGACTGCCCAGAGCCGTTGGGTAAAAAACACAAAATTAGAATTTACTGAAACCTTAGATGAAGAGCGATCAATTGCACAAGACATTCTTTTTGATTTAGGCACGACCGACATTATTAGATCAAACCATACCGATCGATTATTTACTACATTGCTTAAAGGTGCGCCGTCATTATTGGGATTGCCTGAATTGGTCTTTGAAAAATTTATGGGCTATTCAGATCTTGGCATTCGTTTTCATAAGCGTGCCTATGAGTTTGAGCGTGGCTTTTTCTTGGCTCATGGTGATGAAGGCGTTATGTCTAAGCACGCCGGCATAACTGCTCTTAACCTTGCAAAGAAATGGCACTCAGGAGCCAATGGGGGCGTAGTTTGTGGCCATACCCATAGGCAGGGTGCAGTCCGACATCAAACTGGCTTAAACGGCCGTTATTCAACGATTTGGGGCATTGAGGCTGGTCATCTTATGGACATGAAAAATAAAGCCTCATATCTTAAATACGCTTCAGCCGATTGGAATATGGGATTTGTAGTTATGACATTTGGTAAAGGCGGGCATTCTGTCGAGTTAGTGCCGGTCAATCATGACGGATCATTCCGATACAATAAAAGGTATTATGGGGCTTGAAACCGATTATCACGAACGCACGATTGATGACCATATCGATGATCTTGAGGATATTAGCGTTATCTAATCGTTATAAAACACGCCGTAGGTCAGGTAGATAAAAGACTTGATTTAAGTCAAACTTTATGTATTCACAGAGATACTGTGGATATGTAGGGAGCGACATGTTAGTAGATACAGGTAATCGAGGCAGAGCCTTAGATTATGCAGAGCAAGGATGGGCAGTCTTGCCATTGTTGCCACGCAAAAAAGATCCGCACTTTGACTTGGCTCAAAGGGCTTATTTATCAGCAACCACCGACAAAGATCTGATTAACTTTTGGTTTGATTATGATGACAGCATCAACATTGGTATAGCCTGTTATCAGTCGGGCTTAGTGGTATTTGACATTGACTATCGCAATGGCGGTCAGTTGTTACCTGAGTTTGAGCCAACATACACAGTTCAAACCGGTGATGGATTACATTTGTATTATGTAGCCGATAAATCTGATGTGTTTAAAGGCAAGTTAAATGATGGTATTGACATCAAGTGGAAAGGTTATGTTGCTGCTGCACCATCAGTTCATCCGTCAGGAGCAATCTATACAGTAATCGATGACCGAAATCCGGTTGCGATGCCTAAAGCAATAAGGGAGTGGGCGACAAAATGACAGCGAAAGATGACATGCTACAACTGGCATGGATATTTATGGGCTTAGGTATAGGCGCATGGATCATTCATGAAATTAGAGAAACTGCATTTCAATCAGGTTATTGGAAAGGCCGAAAAGACGGCTGGGATATGTACCGAAGAATGATTGAAACAAAGCGCAAGTCGGATGAAGTATTTGACTATGACAAAAACTGAGAATCTCTTTGACGAAGTCATTACTACGATCCAACAGCGTGGAAGTGTCTATGGACATCCGTTTTACAACCATAAACGAATTGCAGGTCTTTGGTCTGCTTATCTCGACTTCCCTATCACACCGCATCAGGCTGCATTATGTATGGCGTTGGTCAAGGTTTCTCGGCTTAGTGAAACCCCAGATCATTACGACAGTATTAAAGACTTCATTGCCTATGGCTCTGTATATAAGACAGTCCTCGATGCAGTCCAAGACGAAAACTGGGAGGATCAATAATGGCATTTAATTTAGAGGATTATGAAACAGTTGAATCAAGATTGGAGAAATGGCATGGAAAATTTCCTGACAACAGGATCGAAACTGAACTCATCGAGGCATCAAACGCTCGATTCATTGTACTTTGTAAATTATTCAAAACGGAAGCCGACGCAAAACCATGTGCAACTGGCCTCGCTTTTGAAACAATTTCGGATCGCGGTGTCAATTCAACTTCTGCATTGGAAAATTGTGAAACTTCGGCGATCGGTAGAGCACTTGCAAACGCAGGTTTTGCTGCTAAAGGCAAAAGAGCATCTAAAGAGGAAATGACTAAGGTGGTGAATAATGCACCGGCATCTTTTAAAGACAAATTAGAAAGCCGCCAAAACATGTACGGAAAGGCCGGAAGCAAGTCTGCACAAATTGAAACAATCTTAAGAGATAGTTTTGAGGCTGATAAACCTGCTGATCCTGTTGTGTGGTCTGTCGGGGATGTTGTGGCTGAAATAGGTGCATCAATTCCTAATGAGCCACCTGCGTGCCAGCATGGGCATATTCTTAAAGATGGAATCAGCAAGGGCGGAAAACCATATCGAGGGTATGTATGCAAGGCAAAACAATGCGAACCTAAATGGGCAAAACTTACTGCAAATGGAAAATGGTATTTTGAAGGAGGTGAATAAATGGGCGAATTACAGATTATCGATGGTTCCGGATTAACTGCAACTTTTACAGATGAGGGAGTTAAAGTAGAACCATCAACAACATATTGCGACTTATGCAACGATGACAGATTACTTCATGAGGGCGATCTGCTTCGATGTTATAACTGCCACGCAATCAATCGAATTCCGTATCATGCCTAATTACGAATACTTTTGTGATGGCGAGGGATCGTTGATTATATTGGATTTACCAATGGATCATAAAATCCCTCTTTGTCAAGTATGCAATGCACCTTTACGCCGTATTTATAATGCTATTCCAACGATCTTTAAGGGAACTGGGTGGGCTGGTAAAGATGGTTAACTTTAGGTGCAACTTCTGCTCAGCCAATAGTGAATTCCGATGGCTTGATGAATATGACACGCATGAAGGATTCAGGGTTTATATGTGCCTTAAATGTTGCGGCGTGGGCGTTAAAAATCAGGCTGAATCAACCGATACTCAAGAACCAGTAATGCGCTGCACAAAATGCGGTGCTTGGATGTTTGCAGATAAGGAGTGCCATACATGTGCGATTCTCATGATCAAGGAGAGCACGAAATAAATTGGGCTTATCAGAATCAATTGCGCAAGCAATGGTTGTTAGATAATCCTGATGCCGGATACATAGGATGGATGTCAATATGAATGGCTGGGATGAGAATTGGCTTGATACAGATGATTTTAAAATTGTTGCAATTTACTCAAGACACGCCGTTGAATTTGGAATCATATGATACGCTATAAAGAGCATTGGCTCTCAAAGCCAAAAGGCGAACCCCGAAGGGGGAGGTTCGCAAGGTGCTCGCTAATTGGGATCGCTCTATGTTTAGCCAACATTTCAGGCTTTGAAAAAGCACATTCCGCTGAACCACGAACTAACCATTACAGACAATGGGCATTCATACAATTAAACAACTTAGATCATTTCTATTGTTTAGATGAATTAAATTACAAAGAATCTAGATGGAATCCAAAAGCAAGAAATGGTAGTCATTATGGTATTCCTCAAGGTAGGTCTAAATGGTTAAGTACAGTTGATGGTTATAAGCAAATTGATTGGCAACTTAAATATATTAAAAAGCGTTATAGTAATCCTTGTAATGCTTTAGAGCATCATAAGATTAAGGGCTGGTATTGAGTAAGAGTGCATTAAGATCAACAGGATCTACAAGGCATTGGCGATCTATTCGCAGTAGGGTTTTAAGGCGCGATCAGTTCATCTGTCAATACTGCAATCAAGAGGCTACAACTGTGGATCATGTAATACCTAGAAGGCTGGGTGGATTAGACAGCGATGACAACCTTGTCGCTTCATGTTCCAGATGCAATTTATCTAAGGGCGGGCGGTTTTTTGTGAGCAAGAGGACAC